TTAGCTAAAGGTGATCCGGAACTAAGACAAATCTGTAAAGCTCGTGTGCTTGGGCTTGGCTATGGGTGTGGAGCCAAGACCTTTAAGGATGTAGCATCAGCGTTAACAGGTGGTAAGGTAAACCTTTCGGAACAGGAAGCTAAGAAGATTGTAACAGACTACCGGAAACAAAATCCTGAGATCGTAAAGTATTGGGATGAGCTTGAAGCTATTGCTACTCGCAAGACCGGGGCTCACAAGATCCATCTTCCCTCGGGTAGGCATCTACGATTTGAGGTTCTTAAACACAAGCCGTTGACCGTAGAATATGTGAAAGGTAAAGGCACCGAGAAATCATGGGGAGCCAAGCTCGTTGAGAATGTAACACAAGCCGTGGCTCGTGATCTGTTAGCTGATTGCCTAGTCAAACTAGATGAGGCAGATCTCAAGGTCCTCCTCCATGTGCATGACTCTGTTATCATAGAGTGCCGGAAGGACGAGGCGGATAAGACCATGGATATTATTAAAGGTATCGCTTGCAAGGCACCCGATTGGATGCCCGAGCTACCATTAGAAATAGATATAAGGAGATGTTCCAATGGACTCAGCGAGTAAGGCAAAGGAGTACCTCGAGAAACAATTTAACTATGTACTTGATGAGTTCTTAGATGACCAACCCATCGAGGATAAGGAGGTTGAGCTTGAGGATATCATAACCGAGATCCTTAACGAGAGATCCGGTATATTCTTTGAATCCGAGATCGATCTAGAGGAGGACGAGGAGGAGGATGATTAATCTAATTACTCCGTTCTCTAACTTTCAAACCGAGGACCATGATGGTCTGCATCGCACGATCTCTCGTGCGGTGTACCGGTTATGTTTACTGACCGGGGATGATGATTATATATTAGGTAAGCTCAAGCCATTGGCCGAGGCTAATACTAAGCGGGCTCTTCAGCCCCGGGAAGTTGAGAACTTAATCATCATGCACCGGGAGAAGTTAGCCAACCCGGTAACCCTCGAGAAGCAAAGGCGTAAGCCTCCGAAGAACGAGGTGTTTACCCGGACCATAGCAACCAAGGCAAACCTAGCCACACTCAAACATCATACCGGTATGGTCCCGAAGGATCCGACCGAAGCGTTGAACAGACTGTATGCAAAGTCTGATTGGTTGTTCATAGGTAAAGAGACATATAGTGTCCTTCCAAAAATGGTGGAGGAATGGACGGATCTTGATTTGTCAAGGCACTCCATGGTTATGCCCAACCCATTCAAGCCGGATCCCCCGGCCCGTAAGGGAGAGTTTGTCCGTGAAAGATTGTATACAATCTATGAGTCGGATGAACCATGGATGACACACGATATGCAAGCCGGCGTGATCATGCACTTGAAGAAACAAATGCCACTAAGGATGGTTGTATCCTCCGGCAATAGTTCTCTCCATGCATGGTTCGATGTGTCCTTTGCTACACCTCGAGCGTTCGAGGAGTTTGAGGATACTTGTCACCTACTATGTGGTGACCCGGCCACCATGAGACTAAACCATTTGGTCCGCCTACCATGGGGGACTCACCAAAGAACTAATAAAAAACAGGAGGTAATATATTTTAGATGAAGGATGAAACTTACATGACGCGAAACGATTGGGCCGAGCTAGTAAAAAAGTATAACAAGATTGGCAAACCTATGCTAATAGGATTGGCCGGACCAAAGGGGGTTGGCAAAACTACCTATGCTAAAACCGTACTGAAAGGTAAAGTGTTTTCACTAGCTACACCTATAAAAGCAATGCTCTCTACTATAGTCCCGAAGCGATTCTTATACGATTATAAAGAGACACCAATCCCGGGGTGGCCCGAGCACCTTACAGGTAGATTCCTACTGCAAAATGTAGGAACCGAGTGCTTCCGTAAGATGTGGCCCGACATATGGGTTAACTATCTAATGGAAGAGATTAGCCATGAGAAAGGCTTGTCTATTGTGGACGATGTCCGCTTTGAAAACGAGGCGGAGTTTATACGAGCTAAAGGTGGGGAGATATGGAGACTACACCGCAAGGGTGTGAGCTCTAAAGATTCCCACATATCTGAGGCAGGTTTACCTAACGAGCTAGTGAACAGGGAGATACACTTGGATGGCCAAGCGTAAAGGTACACCCGAGTGGACCAAAGCAATAGAACTATCTGAGTTGACCGGGTATAAGGTGGATGCCTGTTATGCGTGGGTTACAGGGACGGCGGACCCGTTCGCTCCTAGCTCACAGGTAACAAAAGAAATTAACGATCTGTTCCTCAAGGCGTGTGCCATCTTGAACGATGAACCCCGTAGCTACGCAGAGATTGCCCGGCTTACCGGGATGACCAAGCAAAGGGTGGAGCAGATAGCAAAGAAAGCATTGAACAAAATTAAAAACCATAAAAAAATAAAGGAGATTATAATAGAACATGAGTGATGACCCACTAAAACCATTCGTTGATGGATTAAAAGCAGAGACATGGGACGATATACCCATCGACTCTCCTCCTCCATCTGTAAACATGAGCCACACGGCTCCAAGTCATGTCGATGTGATGCCGGAAGAGGTACAGGAAATTGTACATGATACTATCCCCGAGCCGGAGTCATATAAAGATTGGGGTGACCCTAATGTAACCATCAAACTACCCGACTATTGTGTCGAGGGCCTCCTCCCGGTGGGAGGGAAGATGATTCTTGGGGGTGGGTCCAAATCCTATAAGACTTGGCAACTCATCGACCTTGGATTGAGCGTGGCCCACGGTGTACCATGGATGGGACAACCAACAAGAAAGAGTAAGGTATTATATATAGATCTCGAGTTCATCCCTCCGTTTTTTAAGAAGCGTGTGCGGGGAGTGGCCGAAGCCAAGGGCCTAGGGGTGACCGATAACTTTCATGTGTGGCACCTAAGATCTATTGAATATAACCCCATCGTTCTCCTCCAAGTGATGAGGTCATGGCCTTACTTCAAAGATTACTCTATGATAATAGTGGATCCATTCTATAAGATGAATGCCGGCGGGGATGAGAATGCTAACGGTGAAGTGACTGACCTCCTCCTCAAGCTAGAGAAGTTTGCAGATACTGCCTCCCTAGTATTCGCTCACCACTTTGCCAAGGGTGACATGACTAGCCGGGATCCGATTGACCGGTGTTCCGGGGCGGGATCCTTTGCCCGGGATCCGGATGCGGTTCTATCCTGTACCCGCCATGAGGTGGACCGGTGTTTAACCGTGGACCTATCCATCCGAAATGATAAACCAATCAAATCTTTTGTAGTAAGATTCGATAGTGATAAGTTGTGCATGGTACAGGAATCAGATTTAGATCCGGACAAGTTACACAAGCCGGGCCAACCCTTTAAAACATTAGAAGAGGCCACCATTACCCAAGCTAAGACCCTCGAGAATCTATCCTCCTTATGTGAACCGGTACCACATAGCCGGGAGACATTACAGGGTGTAGCAATTGGAGCGGGATGGACCCGCCGAGATTTCGATCAAGCCTTACTAAATAAGGACGAGCTAGATAAATGGTTCCTTTATGAGACCCGGGGAAGAGCTTCCGTCTATACTCCTAAGTGATATGAGTGCTCCAATATATTTAGAACCCCGGTCAAAGTTTGATGAGGCTATCACCGCAATCAAATCATATCGAATAGTGTACTCAAGGGAGAAGATCCTAAAGGTATTCATGGAATGTGACGGAATGGATCGGGATGAGGCCGTAGAGTTTTACGACTATAATGTTATGGGAACCTTTGATGGTATGGATAACCCTAACAAACCTATCTTCATTGAGTAACCTTGATTCATCACAAGTATTAATCTCTCTATACGAGAGATTATATAGCATCCGTGATGAGTGTCAATAGACCATACAAATATACCGAAAGATAAAAAGGGGCCCCTTATTGGGGGCCCTTCTTTGTATCCCTCTGTAGGTAGGGGATTAAATATAATCCTTACTATTTCCTGTAAGATATAACTTAACCTTACCGGTAGTAAGGAGCTTATCCATTATCTCCCCAAAGGATTTATCTTCCTTATAACATAGCCTCTCTAAGTTATCCCTTGCATCCTTCGTAAGGAGCAAACTTGTTTGCACTCTTCTATCCTCCTCCGGGATAGGTTTCCTACCCGCTCGTGATCGTTTACCTCCTCTAGCCATATCACTAGAGGTGTACTCATTTGGTTCCATATTGTCCATCAATTATTCCTTTCTCTTTTATGTGTGAAAATTCTAAGCCTACTACCTTCAATAGATTCCTTCCCTTTTTCTCAGCCTCCTCCGGGGAGTGGACCGAGAGGGTTGCAATAGATTCGGAGGTTCTAATTCCTTTCCTAGCATACAGGACAAAATCTTTTTTAGTTTTATGGGTCCTCCGTTGTCCTTTAGCCACGGCCTACCTCCTTATATTTATATTCGGTTGACCATTCATGGGTGTTATAACTCCACCGGAATTGAAAGTATCCAACGCCGTAAGTTATGTAGTGTGTCATAGCTTTCCTCATCTCATTCTTATCGTCCCGGGTCATCACTCTAAGCATTGGGTTCACAGTAAACATACCTCCAAGGTACCTATTTAGGTAGCCGGATCTCTTACCATAGAAAACAAACTCCTCCTTTGGTTCGTCCGGATCTCTCCAATCCATAGCAAAGATTCTCCCGCCATCACCAACCGGATCCACCACTAGCTCGAAGTCAGTATCTTCCACCGGCCACCCGGGTCTATGCCTAATCTTTTCAATATCTGATTTCTTAAATGATATTGTGAGCTTAGTCTTGAGCTTTCGCTTTGGTTTATCCGGTACCGACATAGGTACATCTTTAATATTAAAGCTCTTCTTCATGTCTTCCTCCAAATAAGGGCCCGCCATTCTCCTCGATAGCTTTCTTATACTCTCCCGCATTCTCCTGTGCGGAAGTAAGGGCCATGTTTATAATCTTCTCGGCCTCCTCCTTGTTCGGGGCACAGATGTACATGGTCTCAAAGAGTGTGGTTGCCATGCCATACAACAGGCTCGGCATACTTGGTAGTTTCATACCGGCATCGGTGTATGCTTTCTTTATTGTCGTGATAGATTCATGGACCGCGTCCATGCCTACCCTTATATAGTTTTCTGTGAGGTTGGTTGCTTCCTCATCGCTCATATCTTTATCCATTTTGTGATCTCCTTAGTGCGGTTATTATTATGTTAAAGTTTTCGGGGGTGAACTCACCCATCTCGCTTATGTCTATGTCATATGCATGAATTATCATGTTGTCATGGATGTCGGGCGTACCATCTGCATTCATTGGACCAATGGCTAACTTGTCCGGATAGAAAAAGACTCCGGCCTCCTCCATTGGGATCCGCTTGTCATCCCAAGTAACCCATGGCTTGGTGTGGTCCCTTTCCATTTGCTCCTTGGCTTTACGCAACCGCTCCTCTCTGTTCTCCTCCCGCATACAAAAGTCGGGGTGCTTTCGGTTAGACCAATTCCTCTGTGACTCTTTGGTCCTCTCCCATAATTCTTCTATCTGACTCATAGCTTGGCCCCCCAATAGAAGAAGATTAAGATTGATATCACCGGACCGGTGAAGATTAGGTAATCGTATGGGTTCATTATATTTTTTCCTCCACTATATAATTATAATCTTTGAGCTCGTTGGTTACCCACTCCACTAGATCGGCGAGGGCCTCATCGTTCCGAGAGTTGGCTCGGATACTTGCATCCTTTAGGAACCGGTAATCTGAATGCCATGAGGAGTAAGGTCCGGGCACCCGGATGATTGCTCCTCCTCCCTCTTTCTTTGGGGTAGTAGGTAGCTTGAAGATTTCCTTGTGCTCTAGTACCTCGTAAAGGAAGTCTAAGTCTCCTCCAATACCTCCCTCCCTTTCTATAACTTTGGGCTCCTCCTCGGTCTCACCCTCGGATCTTTTGAAATCTTTAAGTGTCATGTCTTGGTCAATGCTCATGTTAATTGGCTTTCTATATTTAGGGCATCGGATCCGGCACAATGCTCGGACGATTCAATTGTTATCCCGAGGGGCGTGTTCATCTGATTGATAAGTTGGTCTGCATCTATGGCCTCATCTACTAGATGATCATGGGCCCATGTTTCCATCTCCTCCATGAGCTCATCCTCCTCTTGAGAATACCCATCGGCATCCTGTTCGAGGGTATAATCTACCTTATACTTTACCTCATACATTTTAGCTACTGATACGAACATGGTCTTGACCATACCGGTACGATTTTCGATCTCCTCCTCAGTCATATTATTCATCCCCCTCTCTGTGCGGTTGGTAGTTGGCAACCTGTTCATCGATTGAGGTATCTTGGCCCTCCTTATAGATCTCATTATGTTGGGCTCGCACAAGCAGATCAAGATTCTTCTCCTCAATGTTTTTCTCGAGCTCTTGGATATACTCAAGGTCCTTGTCCGCCTGTTTTTGGTAGTTGGCAAGGGCTAGGGCTTGCTTATTAAGTTGGCGTTCCATCTCGAGGGCCCTCTCGTTTTGATCGAGGATTGTTTTATTCTTATCGTCTACCGCATCTCGAAGAGCCTGTAATGGTATGAGGTTAAGGTCCTTTTTTTCCTCGAGGATCTCCTTGGCATCATCTAATTTGATACCCAAGTCTATGATCTCCTCCCGGGCTAATGCTTCCCCGGTGTTTGTCCCATTAAGTAGGGCCTCAATTGACATTCTAGCAACTGATTCCCATGTTGGCGTTATTGATACCCGGTAGGATTGGTCTCCTCCGGCGTTGGTTTGATCTCCTGTATTCATATTCTTATATTTGATTATTCAATTTGATTTGTCAACTATTATTATTTTTTTGTTTTGGGGTCATAGATATTGGTAACCATATCCACCTTGAGCCCGAGCCTCCGGCCAATTTTGATGGCCCCCTCTAGGTCTACATTGGCCGAGTAAAACTCGAGTTGTCCTTGGTCTGTAATTGAAAAGCAATGTCTATCCCTTACCGGAATGTTAGCGGTCGGCCCATATTCTCCTCCGGCGTTCACCTTAATTCCTCCACGCTCATTCAAGATATCCTCGGCTACATATAGAGGGCCGTCATCAGTCTCATCCGGATCTCTTCCGGAATCGTCATAGATGAATACCTTACCCTCTTTGAGGGCGATATGATTATGGTATTTTGAGCGGTGAAGTGGGATATAGCCGTTGGGTGTCCTTGTGTGATTTTGTGCGTCATTCATTTTGATTTCCTCCTGTATGTTATTTATATGGTTTGATAGGATCCTGTGATCCATTGGTGAGCCTTACTCGCTTGAGCCGAGGCCGTAGCAAATAGTTTCTTGTCGGCTTTTAATTTCTTACTCCATGACTCAATATATGAGGCGGAATTATCGAATGACTCTTTGCCCATTTTGCAATCGGACAAAAGGAAACAGGCCCCGAGCTCGGCAACCAACTCCTCCCGAGAATAATCGGCGGATCCGAAAGGTTTCGGGGCCGAGTCTAATTTTCGATCTAATCGGGTTGAATGGCCTGTGGCATGGACAAGCTCATGCATGGCCGTCTTATAATACCCTTCTCCTGTTTTGAATTGCTCCCGCTTGGGTAAATGTACGCTATCGGTAGAGGGGCGATAAAAGGCCCGATTCCCTCCATCATGGTTTATTTTTGGCACTAGCTTACCCGCTACCGCCTCCCTTATGAGATCCTCGGCCAATTTCTTAGGATTCCACTCGTTAAGATCCTCCGAGGTTTCCCCGAATGCATCTACAGGGAGCTTGTCGGGATCTATACCCTCGGTTTGCTCCAAGTTGAAGACCGCATCAGCTTTTAAGTATGGAATCAATTTCTGCTTGTCCTCGGGTACAGGATTGCCGTCCCGATCCTTATCCGCCTTGAACATTTTAAAGAAGGTAACGAAGGAAGACTTTTCCCCCTTCTTAATGGTTCCCCCAAGCTCCTTGGCCTTCCTGTAAGTCAACCAATACGGCGAGGTCTTCCCCTCCATCATTAGAAGCATGAAATTAAGGCCCCTATAAGCCTTTTTTGAGGCCAAGCTAGTAGGTACCCCTCCCGAGGTATCCCAAGGCCGTTCCCATGGTACTACGCCCGCTTCGAGGGCCTTTAAAATTTTATCTGTTACCCTTTGGTATGGGCATTGTGCTTTATATTTCTTGGTCATAATTTTAATCTCCTGTTTTTAGTTTATTTCTCTGATCATTGGTTTGATTCCTTTTCTTTAGTTATTTTCCAAAATTCCCCTCCTAATAATTTTTTAATATCTTCAATGATCATGCTTTGATCTTTTTCGTACTCATCTATAATGAGCTCTAGGCCGTAAATAAGGGCCTCTCGAGAGGGTGTTTTGCTAAGAATGCGAAAGTCGGAATTAATGGATTTGGTCGAATCGGTCGTATTGTCTTGTGGCATAATTTTGATCTCCTGTATTTTATTGGTCTTGGGTTATTCCTGTAGCGGGAGCCTCGGTCTCGAGACTATACCCGCAAAAAGTCATTATTTTTTTCATCTGTGCTACCATTGGCTCGGGTACAATTACCGAGTGGTATTGAAGGCCAAAATTGGTACGGCCTAGTTTCTCGTTTGAAAAGTTAAGTGCTATTAGATTGTGTTCCATATTATTTACTATTTGAGGGTGTTAACATATTGAAGAAAATCGCCTAAACATTCGTAAGATTTCTTTCTTTGTTTCCTAAGCTCTTTAGTGCTTTCGATCTTCTCATTTGTTGAGCGGGTTGAATTTATTATCTTATAAAGGCCCTTAGAATATTCTTGGGCTCTCATTAATTGGTTGTGTGCATTTATGATGTCATCATTTGCGTTTTTGCATTGCATTTGAAGATTCTCAATCGGCGTTAAACTAAGTGTAATATTGTTCATGGTTATAGTTATGAATTATTATATTTGATTTGTCAAACATGATAAACAAACAGGTAAATAGATTTACGCCCCGAGCCCTGTATTCATGAGGGGTTCCGCCGATTCAATAAAAAGTAGAAAAAACTTTTTTGAATCCTGTTAAAAAACAATTAAAGCGAAGGCGAAGCTCTGAGACCCGCTTAAATACAGGCCGTCAGCCGTTTTTGAACTTTTCAGTTTTTACCCGAAAAGCCTAGAGCCCTGTATTCATGCGGATTCCGGCACTTCTATGATGTCCCGATCTCGTTCTTTTCGTAGGGCCTCGAGGTGTCCTTTTACATCTTCAAGGGAAGCGGTTTTTTTGATCTCTACTACCTGTGATGCTTGGCCAAGATCCGCTTTTTCCTTATCTCTTAGAACCCCGAAAGTAATACCTAGAGCCCCCGCAGGAATCTTGCCCGCTTCAGCCTGTTCGATGATCTTCAACAATATAGTTTGACTAGCAATTGTATTAAGGCCCTGTGTGAGCTTTTGGGCCCCTTCAATAGATTCTTTTTCCCGCTTCAAGATTATTGCTACCGATTCAGTTGCTACCTTTTCCGCTTTAGAGATCGATAGTGCAGATTTACCCTGTGCAAGAGCTTGGGCTATCCTAGCATATTTGTCGGGCTCCTTCTCGAAGATCTGATCAGCGGTATAAGTAGAAGGGCAGATCTCCCCCGCTTCTAGATTAGCGGGTAAATTATCGGGTAGGTTTTTCACTCTTTTTTTATCTGTTGGCATAATCGGTGTACCCTAGAAAAAATGTAAAGATAACTAGACCTCGAGGCGGTAAGATCCAAGCTCCCCGCCCCGCTCTTTTTTCAACCCCTAAATCCGGCCCCTTCCTGTGTTTTAGCGACATTCCGAGGCGACAACAGGCCAAGACCCGCTTAAATAGTGGGGTTACCGAGGGACTAATACTCCCCTCAAGGCTCCTCCCTAGGATTATTGTGCATACTATTTTAATTAATTGCCCACTCTGCTCCGGTGGGGGGGAGGGGGGGTCATGCGGGCGAGGATGGGATTTTACCCCTATCGATTAACTCTCATAAAAAAATTTGGACAATTGTCCCCGGTCGAAAATTTTGGTACACTTGGTACAGATGTTGTCTTGGACTAACCACCCCCTTCTACCGGTACCTTCTAAGGAAGAGATGTTAACCATGGGTGAAGATAAGCTACTCGAGTTCCATAGAACTAGGGAAGATGCCATCTTACGAGAGAAGGATGACCCTTATCGCCATGGTTACGAGCCTCCTAATTGGTCTATGGTAGACGATGAGATCCGAACGCATAACGAAGTTCTACTTATGGGCGGAAATCGTGCGGGGAAAACAGAGCTATTTTCTAAGCGAGTCGTAGAGTGCGTATGTAAGAACCCTAACACTATTATATGGTGCCTTACGGAAAATATGCAGAACTCTATACAAGTACAACAGAAAGCTATCTTTAAGTACCTACCTAAAGAGTACAAGAACCTTGGTAGATCTAAGACCGGATATATCGTGTTCTCAATTCGTAACGGATTTACCGCCGGGAAGTTCTCATTGCCTAACGGAAGCCAAGTAATTTTCAGGAATTGGTCCCAAGATTTGAGTACGGTAGAGGGTGGAGAGATCGGAGTGCCCACATGGGAGAACGGTTTAGCCGAAGGTACACATAATATAGGATTTTGGGCAGATGAACTTATACCTCTTTCATGGCTCGAGACATTACGCTTTCGTACCATAACTCGAGGTGCTACCGGTCTCGTGAGCTTTACTGCCGTGACAGGGTGGAGCCCAACGGTTAAGAGTTTACTAGCCGGAGCAAGCACAACCAAGTGGGGGAAAGCGGAACTTCTCGATAACGAGAAAGTCCCACTAATTCAGCAACCAACTCGGTCCGCCTCTAGCGTTGTGTACTTCCATACTAAGGACAATCCCTATGGAGGGTGGGCCCACATGAAGAAGCAACTATCCGGTGAGAACCGTGACACTATTTTATGTAGGGCTTATGGTGTACCAACGAAGAGTGCCCAAACGGTTTTTGCAAAATTTGGGGAGAACAACATAAAGGACCCTAAATCTATACCAATTCTTGAGGACCCGGTAAACAATCCGGCTATATGGTTAACGGTAGTGGATCCGGCGGGAGCAAAGCCATGGTTCATACTGCACATGGGGATAGATGCTCATGGTACATATTGGGTTGTCGATGAGTTTCCTTGTTTCGAGGAGGAAGGTCTTTGGTACGATCCGGCTAGAGGTGACCGGGGTAAACCGGGAGACGGTGCAAGAGCAAATGGATTTGGGATCTCTGATTATGTGGAAGTAATTAATCGTATGGAGAAGGGCCGTGATTGCATGAGGTATGTGGATCCTCGTTTAGGGAATGCAACTTATCAGAAGGCCGAAGGTACATCTAATATCATAGATGATCTTAATGAAGCGGGTATAGTTTGTTATCCGGCAGAGGGTTTGGATATAGAGACCGGGGTACAATCTATACAATCTTTATTAGCGTGGGACCAAAGTAAGCCGATGGATCTGACTAACCGGCCCCGCTTAATGGTCTCCACCCGGTGTAGGAATCTGATTATCTGCATGGAGAATTGGCCTAGTGATGGGAATTTAAAGCATGGGGCAAAGGATCCCATCGATTGTTTACGCTACGGAGCGATTATGAATCACGAGTATTATGCTAAGGAGGACATGATACAAACAGGAACAGGGGGATACTAGAATGGTGGATAATGAAAAGCGGGTAAAGATTGTTGAGATGTTGGAATCGGGGGAGAGTCCTACGAAGATAGCTCGGGAACTGAAGACAAGTAGGAACACGGTATACCGTGTAAAGAAGGAGGCTAAAGACGGACACATCAAAGATCTTAAAAAGAACGAGCCTAAGACGGTTGGCATAGAGGAGGCCGAAGTAATTAAGTTGGTTCCTAATGAAAGATTAGTGTTAGCGAGGATAGGGGAACGCTTCGTTCGTGTGGTAAAACAACCTAAAGTAAGACCAAGGATTAGGTCTAAGATTAGGGTAATGGAAATTACAGATGACTTATACAGATTGGTATGAAAAAATCGAAGCGAGATCTAACCGAATCGATACTCTATTGGATTTTATGGTGTGTCGGGCGGGGATACAGACTTTGGAAACGGGTGCTACCCCAAGTTATACGCTTGAAGAGATTGCTGATTTCGTGGGGTGCGACATTATGGTCATTAAGAAAGCGGAAGCCTCGGCCATGAAGAAGGTTAGGTCTAATAATCCGGAATTAAAGCTATATTTACCGGAATGAAAAAAAGGGGACTATACGCCAATATCAATGCGAGGAAGAAAAAAGGGATTAGTAGACCCAAGTCTAAGTCCACTATTTCTAAAAAAGCCTACGCAAATATGAAACGAGGTTTTAAAAAGAAGTAATGCCTGTAAAAAAGAAAAATGTTTCTTTACGCATGGGCGTTCACAAATCTCGTAAAGGTGGCTTAACGGCCAAGGGCCGTGCTAAGTATAATAAGGCTACCGGCTCTAAGTTAAAGGCCCCGCAACCGGGAGGGGGCTCAAGGAAGAAATCTTTTTGTGCTCGTATGGGTGGAGTCAAAGGACCCATGAAAAAACCTAACGGTAAACCTACTAGGAAAGCGTTAGCTTTAAAACGATGGAAATGTTAGTATGAACGAATATGATAACAAAGCCCGGGTCTTTTCAGACAAACCGGATGTAGATGAATTACGGCACGATTACAATCGTGTCAGAAATGAGCTAGGTTGGTGGTTAACTCGTTCGGAAGAAAACCGGGATGTACGCTACAATCTTTGGCCGAACAAATCTGACGATGGCAGAAAGCATGGACCCGAAGCATGGCCATGGGATAATGCAAGTGACCTTGAAGTTTTCCACACCGATAATTTAATTACTTCCTCGGTGGCAATGTTAAAGTCCGCCTTAAAAAAAGCCAACTTGATAGCCTCGCCGGTAGAAGCTAGTGATACTGCAAATGCTTCGTTAGTAACTCAATTTTTGAGGTGGTTAGTGTTCAGTCAGATGGATGAGCTAAACCGTGAATCAGAAGTCTTAGCTAACCATATTTTAGAAAAAGGTTTAGGGATACTTGGTGTATATTGGAAACGAGAGATTCAAAAAAATTACAAGACCCTAACAATGGTAACGCTAATGCGGGATCCGGACCTAGCAACGGCTTTGCAGGAAGCGGATGTCGCAGTAATAGCAGAGATAATGCGTGGTAAAGATCCGAGCATTGTGGACGAAGACCTTGAGGAAAAGATCATGGAAGTCTTAGACGGTAAGGCTAATGTAAAGTATACCGTTAATGTTATAACTTGTAACCGACCTTACCTTAAAACTTATGAGTTAGGTAAAGATATACTGATTGATTCTAATGTGATGGATCTTCAATCCGCTAGAAGTATTTATTGTTTACATTGGTTCACACCGGAAGAGTTAAAGGGCAAGGTCCACTCAGATGGTTGGGACCAAAAATTTGTTGACGATGCTATAGAGAACTATACCGGCGATACGCCAACGGTTCAGCAAGCCAACTCGAATCTATTCCCTAGCCGGGACAATAACCTTAAACAGAACTATGAGGGATTAGTTCAAGTAGTTTGTTGTTACCGGAGGGAAGTGGACGAGAATGGTGTACCAATTATGTCGATGACCGTGTTTACGGAGCGAGGAGAAGAGGAACTATACGCCATACATGAAACGATCCAAACCGTCCCGGCTCAGTTTCCGTTCATCGCATTTCCTAGGGAAAGCATAAGCCAACGCTTATTTGATTCTCGGGGTTGGCCTGAATTACTTCGGGGTAATGAGTATGGAATTAAGACCGAGCGTGATGCCCGAAGGGATCAAGCAAGTCTTAGTACGGTGCCACCTTTAGAATATATGGTTGGCCGGGCCCCCGCCTCGATAGGTCCCGGGGCAAAGATTCCTGTGCGTAGGCGTGGAGAAATTGGTTACATGGAAATTCCTAGGTATAGCCCGGCCTCTACGGAAGTAGAGCAAAGTTTAATACTTCAATCTTATAAGATGACGGGTAGGCCAACCGATGAAGCGGATGCGGTTTTTGCAAATGTTCAAACTCAAGCTATGGTTGACAATTGGTTAACAGGGTGGAAACAAGTACTTAACCAAATTTGGACTCTCCAAAAAAGTTACGGTGACGACAAGGTTTGGTTCCGTGTCACTAATAACGAAAAAGGGGTAGAGCTTTTAATGGATGATACCGGTAACAAGTATGACATTGATTTGAGTTGGAACACTTTAAATGCGGACGAAGAAAAGCAACTACAGAAACTTGAAAAAGTTGGCACAATCATGTCGCAGTTCGATAGATCCGGGCAAGTTGACTTTGGTGAGTTCACAAGAGTATTCGTTGAAAGCATTGACCCGAACCTTGCTACTCAGCTTATCACTCCGAAGGAGACCGCCACGCAGAGAGAAGAAGAAGAGACTTCCGCAGACATTGCTAAGATCGTGTCGGGGCAAGTTGTAAACGCACCGCCGAACGCTAATGCAGAACTAAGGCTACAAGTTATAGAGAATTGGTTGAAGGGAACGGAAGAGATCCCCGGAAACGACAATCAAGAAAAGCTCGAGAAAAATGAAGGTTTACAACAGAGACTTCAATTATATGCCGGGCAACTTCAACATTCTATTCAACAACAAAAAAATGCTATGACCGGAAAACTAGGTACACCCCCCGGTAATGTGCAAGCAACTTCATTAAGATGAATTTAAACGATGCCGTTAAAAGACTAAAAACATCCGAAGAATATCGGATAATACTCGAGCACCTTACAATAGTCCGAGAGAATTTAATTGTAGAGTTTAAAGATCCGCAAGCTATGGAAAACCCCCAAAGCCTAGCTAACATTGCCGGCAAGATAGATCAAACAGATACTATCTTATTGGAGATGGGGGGACCGGTATACCCCAAGGATGTCAAATCAGAATAAAAAAAATGGTATCTACTATGAACAACTTTTCATAGCCGAAGCGTTAAAGCGTGGGTTAGATGTTTGCTTTACGGTGGGGGATAACCTTCCCTACGATGTAATAATAATGAATGGAGCCAAATCAACTCGTGTTCAAATAAAAGGAACGGCGGGTTGCGGAACCGAAGATAGTGGTAAACCTCGATATCAATACACCATGGCAAGGGGTAGACATCCGTGTAAGCATATAAATATTGAGTACGATATCTTTGCGGGATTCGCTCGCCATAACAATGGTGAGTCTTGGTACATAATCCCTAAAAGATTTTTGAAGTATAAAACTATAAAAGTGTATCCGGACAATTTAAATAGCACCGGTAAGTACGAAAAGTTTAAGGGAGATTGGTCTCAGTTTAAAAAGTTCGGTCTAAAAAAATAGTACACTTTGTTATTAATGTCTACGGCTCATCTGAGCAGAAGGGAAGACAAACCCTCCAAATTGTAGATTTATGACTGATAACACAGACACGGCCACGGCAACCGAGCCAACTGAATCGGATGCAGAGAATATAACGCAGTTAGGATTATCTCAAATTTTTGAGGGACAGACTAACGAAGCCGAATCTACGGAGGAGGAGTCACTCACGGAGGAGACACCCGAAACCGAAGACGAGGAAGTTCTTTCACAGTTAGAAGAAGAGGAAACCGAATCTGAAGCAGAAGAGCAAGTTCCTAAAAGCGTTCAGAAACTCGTTAAGCAAGTAGGGAAACTTACTGCTCGAGCGAAAGATGCAGAAGAGAAACTTGAAGCCCTTCAGCAACAGAAGATGGCAAGCGGTAACGAAGGTACTCAAATCTTATCGGACATTCACACGCCCGATGATTTAGAGAAGTACAAAGAAACCGCAATGCGAGCTAGAAAGTTTGCGATGGCTAATATCGGTAAAGACTATGTCGAGCATAATGGGGAGGAGTTTGATTCTGAAAAGATTTCGAGCCTTCTCGAAGAAGCAGACGAGGCTTTAACTAAGCACATCCCGGAACGAGAAAAGCACATCTATCAAAAAGCACAGATTCAGCAAAGTATGCCGGACCATTTCGATTGGTTAAATGACGAAGATCACAAAGTAAATGAGTTCTTCCATATAGCTAGGGGTATGCCGGAGATAAATAAAATCCATACTTTGCCACAAGGTGACTTTTTGTTTGGCTTGTTAGCCGAAGGTTGGAACGCAATTCAAAGCAAAGCAAATGCTAGGAAGAAAGCACCAACCGTTGCAAAAGCTAAACCTAAACCACCAAGTAATATATCTAACAATACGGCACCTCCGACTCAAACTAAAAAGAAATCCGACATCTTAGGTAATGGGAATGTTGACTTCAAAACATTCAGTAAATTTTTAGAAACAAACAAGGAATAAAACACTATGGCACAATCAACCGCTTATAACATGGACTCATCTCGCGGAGCGAGAGAAGATCTATCCGACCAACTCCGAAGAGTTGAACCACAAGAAACCCCATTATTTTCTCTACTACCATCTAGTAGTGCTCCTAATGCACTTTTTACAGAATGGAATGTCGATGACCTTGGGGCTCCAAATATAAATCCCGTACTTGACGGTACTGACCTTCAGTTTACCGGATCTGTATCTGTTGCTTCTACAGGGTCTCCCGGACTTGCCGGAAACGGTGACTTCGCGGACAAGTTCACAAACAAGGCTAGGATGGGTAACCGCATTCAGCAACTTAGGAGTGGGTATACCGTTTCTCCTTTGTCTGAACAGATCGCAATTGGCGGTCTTGGAAATATCTACGCAGACGCAAAAGCCAAAGCCTCTTTAGAATTAAAAAGAAGTATTGAAGTGATGCTTGGATCTGACGAAGTTGGAGCAAGTGCAACTTCTACATTAGGTGACATTAGTGCCGGTCTTGGTGCTTTAACAAACCCTTCTAATGGGTCGGGTACTTATTGGCACTCTAGTGGGATTGGAGCAAGTGCTTCTGCTTACCGCCCTGTTGCGGGGTCTCGTTTAGATTTAACAACTGCTATTGGAGCGGGGGCTAACTTAATCGAAGGTTTTGGCACCGTTGGTTCTAATGTTAGCTTGAGAGCGATGTTACAAGCAGTTTATGAAGCTAGTGGGATGAAAGCCAACTTTAGGCTTTTTGCTTCACCTTCAGTTATAAACGCTATCTCGGATTTTACCCGTACTTCTGCCGGATCTACTCGATTCAATCAGCAGATTTCCGGAGGTGGTTCCGTGTCATTATCAGTTAAAGAATATGAAAGCGATTATGGAACTTTGACCGTGATCCCTGATCTTTTTCTTGGACGATCCATCGCAAGCCCCGCTACCCCGGTAGCTAATCGTGCGTATCTCTTACCCTCGGATGACACAGTAAGTGTTAAAACACTTCAAGGTGTGACTGCGGTAGACC